CTGTAACCGGCAGCGCCGCACAAATAGCAGCAACAGCGGCTACAACATCAGCAGCAGTTGCAGGAACGGCGACGACTACGGCGGCAAGCGTATCCTCAGCAGCGGCTACCACTGTCGCATGGACGCCCGCGGCTATTGTGGCTTCTATCGGCTCATTCGGTGGGGCGGCTGCAATTGGTATCGGTGCGGTGATTGCTGCAATGGCACTTTCCAGCTCAATCGCCGGGAAGCGTAAGAACGGTGGCCCGGTATCGGCTGGTTCGATGTATCAGGTAGGCGAGGGCGGCATGCCTGAAATCTACCAGGCCAGCAATGGAAGCCAGTACATGATCCCCGGCGATAACGGCAAGGTCATCAGCAACAAGGATATGCAGGGCGGAGGAAGCAGTGGTGGGGTTGTTGTGAACATCAATAACTACACCAGTTCAACGGTTGACGCGCAGGCGACGCCTGATGGTAAAGGTGGGTGGACAGTTGATGCGTTCGTCTACGACATCAGTAATGGCGGACCAGCAAGCCAGGCTATCGAGCAGTATCACCAGGCACCGAGAAAGGCGAGAGGCTAATTATTGCGTTCTCTTGCGACACCTCCCTGATACCATGTGAGAAATTATTACTTTTGGGATAGGGATATGAAGAAGATTGTACTGGCACTATTTATCACGACACTGCTTTCTGGTTGCGTTTATCGCAGTACGGCGCACTCAGGGAAGGATTTTGATGAAACTAAGTCATCTCAGATTGTATCCGGGAAAACAACCGAGGCTGATATGCTTCGATTGCTTGGCGAGCCGATTAAGAAGGATGTCGTAAGTGACCATGAGGTTAAATGGGTTTACGAGTACGTTACTTCAAACGCTGCCGTGCGGGTATTCAGCATGAAACCAAAGGTTGATGTCACCAAAAAAACGCTTGAGGTTCTGATTCGTGATGGAGTTGTTGTAAATCACGCCCTAACCAATCCAGGCAAGACGCAGTATAAATAAAACAACCAATCATTAATTGACCTCGCCACGGCGGGGTTTTTTATTGCCCGGAGAAAGCATGCCGATTCCATATCCTGACTGGCTACCGCTGGCCCAGAAGTCGAAAACACCAAAGCCAGATACCGGGTTTCGCACCGATTTGCCGGTGGTTGGCGCACCAATATTCCAGAAACTTACCGACGACCTGAAAACGGGCTTTTCGCTGACATGGGTATTCACCCTGGCGCAACACCGGGCGTTCATGCAGTGGCTGCGCAGTCCTAACTATCTGGACAACTGCAATCAGTGGTTCCTGATGAAGGTTGGCATTGGCTCTGGCGCGTACGGCGAGCCAGAAGAGCAGGAGCTTCACTTTGTTGCATGGCCCACATGGGCTCAGTCGGGTTCTGTGTTCACTTGGTCTGGTGATGTTATCTGCCGGAAGCTGAACAACTCCGATGATGATTACGACGATATTGTCGTTGAGTTACCGCCTCCATGGGCGAGCTTCCTCGATATTGTCGTGACCGGTTATCCAGATAATCGTGACCCCGAGTCCCTGCCGAGGGCTCCCTAATGGCTACATTCAGAGAAATCAAAAGCCGCCGTCCAAATCGCATCCTCTACGACACCATAACCATCTATAGCGAAACCTTCGGATACATCCGCTTCGTTGCCGATCAGATATTCCCCAAGACGTTCGCCGGGCAGATATATCAACCTTGCCGGATGGAGATCGCCGAGAGCCAGCAGAGCTCGACACCTGTAATTGCATCAACGGTAAAGTTCAGTCGTATGGCTTCGGACTTTAAGCAGCAATTAAAGCAGTGGAAAGCCTACGGACGCATTGTGCCGATACAGTTCACTCGCCAGCGCTTTGATGCCGCCGATATGAATACTCCGTTGAAGTCGTGGACGCTCTTCGTCAGTGATATTTCCATGGACGCGACTGATGTGACGGTGTCGCTAACCATCAAGAATCCACTCAATTCCAACATCGGCCTTCTCTATAACGTCGAAGAATTTCCGGGGCTGCAAAATGCTTAAGGCTGAATTTGTGGCAAAGGTTATCGGCCTGCCGTGGCGTAACCGCACCTGCACGTTTGAAGCTATGGATTGCTGGGCGCTGGTCATCCTCTATTACCGGCACGTCCTCGGAATTGAGTTACACCACTCGCCTGACTACGAAGCGGGTGAGGATTTCATGACGTGCTTTGATGGCGAGGTCGTGTACTGGCGTCGGTCGGAACACTTCAGAGATGGCGATATATTCATTGCGTATTACGGCGCACAGCCGGTGCATGTCGGACTGATTGTCGATGGCAGAGCGCTGCATAGCCGCGGCGAGAATGGACACGTTCGCTCAGACCAGGTGCGGACCATTCAGAAATTATTTACCAGGGTGGAGATATATTTGTATGCCGGTAATCGAAATACAGAGAGTGCCGGGGCTGCCGAAGCAACGGATGGAAGTGCAGGCGGGAGTGAAGTTCAGCGAGTGGCTTGAAACGGCAGGGGTGCATTCTGATGTTCGGGCCATCATTAACGGGCGAGAACTGCAGGATGATGATAATGCAGATTTCATTATCAATGAAGACGACCGGATTCTAATTTTCGACCAGCCTAAATCTGGCGACCTTGCTAAAACACTTCTTAATCCACTCGAGCACTTTAACCCCATCAAGTTTACCCAGAAGGTAATGAGTTCCTTTATGCAGCAGCCTAACGCTGGCGGCGCATCAGGACAAAGCAAAACATCACCGAATAACAGCCTTAAAGGGCAGACGAATATTGCCCGTAACGGTGAGGCCAGGCCAGATAACTACGGTTTGATTCGTGCTTATCCTGACCTGATTCAGCAGGCTCTTTTCGAGTATGTGAACAACAAGAAAGAAATCACACAGTTTATGAATTTCGGCCTGGGCAAATACGACATCAGCCAGATCCGATATTCAGAGACGAATATCGGATCTATGGCTGGGGCTTCTTACACGATTTATCAGCCGGGCGATGTAATACCTACCGTTTATGAAGGTTATGAGTTCGATGATGTTGACGGGCAAGAGGTGCCAGGTAAAAACGAGGATACCGGGACGCCAGTTGAAACCGCCACGGCGAATACTATGGTTGGTGGAGTGTATGCAGGTGGTCAGTTAGCCGTTTCAATCGTCAAACAAGCGTCATTCGACTATTTCATGGGGCTGACATTGCCACACGCTGTTTCACTCGTTCTCAATATCACCTATCCGGTGCCGGGTGGTACAAAAACGGAAGATGTCACCCTTTTCGCTGACTTGGTTAGCGCGATTCAACAAAGCGATGGAGCAGTAGTAAACCCAACCTACTATTACAGGTTTACCTTTGAAAACATAAACGGCTCATCGGCGTCTTATATTACGACTGCAACCATCAACAACACCATATTCATTCTGAATGATAACGCCGCGTTAATTGTCGGCCCATTCTTCTCACCTATTGATTCAGACCAGTTGTGGGTACATACCAGCTCAGGACTTGGCGGCAACAGTGAAACAAACTGGCAGTTGCAGATATGGAAAGTGAACGCTGATAACAGTCAGATACCCGGGACTACGCAGACATTCACCTACAGACAGACCACGCCACACGATTACAACAGCGAGACGTTTTACCGTACCGACAAAATCATTCCTGCTGCCGGGCGGGGTCGATACTCGCTTTCGTTTAACCGCACCGATAACTCCAGCGATGCAAGCAAACTGGAAGTAGAGGAAGTGCATGCAATAAATGTCAGGAGCAACGTTACTCATCCAAAAGACACAACCGCAATCATTAAAGTCCGCGCCACAGAGAACTCAACCGGGCGAGAGCTTAAGTACAACGCGATGATTAACCGCCTGACTATCAGTTATTCGCTGAGCACGCAGGCGGTTGATTACACACTGAGGTCATCCCGCAGATTTGCTGATGCCGCTGCACACACCTGGCTGGTGATGGGCGGGCAACCTGAGAGCAATATCGACCTGTACGGGCTCTACCAGATTCAGGCAGAGATTGATGCTATCGATCCTCGTCTTGGTCGATTTGATTACACCTTTGACGATGAAGATGTATCGCTCGGTGCCAGGCTGGAAACCATCTGTGATGCGGCCAGCGTGACGGCGTTCTGGGATGATGGCGTGATGTCATTCGTTCGTGACAAGAAGCGCACGACACCGGCCACAGTTCTCAATCGTAACAACACCGTTGATAGCGGATACTCGCTTAGTTATGACATGACTCTGCCGGGCGGTTTCGACGGCGTAGAGGTGCAATACCGAAACCCATCTACGAACAAACAGGACTTTATTCGATACCGGATAAGTAACGGGGCAATCATCTCTGGCGCACCGGTAAAGGCGAAGAAGTTCGAGATGATGTATATCCGTGACGCATACCAGGCTGACGAGAGGGCGCTCAGGGAGTGTAAGCGACTCATCTATTCACGCATGGCGATGAGCATTACAACCCTGGCCGATGGCGAGTGGCTTAACGTAGGTGACATGGTGCAGATACCGGATACCTACGATACCAACCAGCAATCTGGATACATCATTTCACGTGCCGGAAATGTGTTCGAAACCAGCGAGCGTATTAACTTCTCTGGCTCAATGTTTGTCACCGTTACTGATTACAACGGGACGCCTACCGCTCGTTACGCAGCTCAACCACTTAGCGATACGGCATTCGGATTCAGTGCGGCCATACCAAATATTGAATTGAATATTTTTGACGGCTTCGACGTGCAGTCACCTTCAAGGTACTTCATCGCAACCACTGAAGAGCTCGACAGCACGCGCTGGGAAATCACTGAAAAGTCACCAGGCACTGACGGAACCACAGCACTGACAGTGCGCGAATACAGCGACCTTATTTATCCCTGACTACCCCTTCATCCAACACCGAACCCGGCCAATGTGCCGGGTTTTTTCATGGAAAAATTATGGCTACCACACCAACTCAAGACGCAGTACCTAGCGAAAAGCCGCAGGATCTAAAGTTCAATGCCGGTAAAATAGATCAATTTGTAACATCACAAGATCATGAATATATTGACCGTTTGGGTGGAAATCATCGTACAATTGCTGGCATAAATTATGATGCGAATCAGGCAATTCTGAATTATGGCTATATCACGAAGGATTCTTTTGAAGATGGCAGCACCCTTAGCCTTGCTAACGAGTGCTTACGCTGGAAGAGCAACGGCGAGTACTATCGATGGGATGGATCGTTCCCCAAAGTAGTCCCCCCTGGTTCTACGCCTGATAGCGCTGGGGGCATCGGAAAAGGAAAATGGGTTGGCGTTGGAGATGCCACTCTACGCGCAGACCTTAAAAAGGACAATGGAACTGACCTTATCAAAGGGTCTAAAAGTGCCATTGGCACCTCATCCAGAACGCTAACTGACATGCTTTCTGACAGAATTACTATCCGTGACTTTGGTGGATTAGACGATTATAACGACACAACTGGTACGAATAACAGGGATGCATTTAAAGACTATTTTACTTATCTTAATACCCTCGGCGGTGGCGATTTAGTTCTACCTAAATCCACTGACGGGACAGGTAAATACTTTATTAATGGCGATGATCCTACACAGGTGATTTCACCTATTCGCATCATAGCCGATGAAGGTGTATCCATATACCTCATGTACTCCGGTGGGATTAACAACAGTCCATTAGCGAATACTTCTCTGCTCGCCAATCGTCAGATTCCAATCCAATATGTCAATTTTGGATATGGATCATTTTTTGGCTCTAATGTTCAGCGCCAGTTAGGCGAAAACCTACCAACGACAAATAATGGCGATGGGGTTTACACTGTTCCGGTTTCATTAAGTGGCAACACTGATTTCAAAGCCATTCGGCTTAGTAACATAAATAGCACCATCTCTCCAGTAAGTGCTTCTGCAGATAGTATTGTGATTTCAGGTGGTGGATTACCGACCGCCGCTATCACATCCTCTAAGCCAGGGGATGAGGTAATGGCATTAGTATCCTCATCTGCAGCGGGAGTGTTTTTTGCTGGGGTTGTTACTAGCAAGGGATACGCATATTTTGCCCAGGACACAGCAACTCAAGCCGTTAAACTTGTCGACGGTACCGATGGACTTGCTCCGGTGCTTGTAGGTGTTCCCTATGCATTGATGAATCAACAGAGAGACCTTTTCAATAACGCATTATTATCAGTGAAAGTGACATCATCTCGGACGTTTTCAATGATGGTCAATGGATTGGTGATAGGCAGTTACAGCACCAGAAGCTCCATTCAGGGGATCTGTTTTGGCACAGAGAATGTGAATAGCAATATTTCTATTTCCCAGATGTCGAAAGTAATAGGTAAGTCTTTTGTTGGTTCTAAGCCCCTCAAGATTATTATGTCTGGTGACAGCATTTCAGATGCGAGCGTGCAATATTCCCACGTCAAATATTTGCAAATGGTTCTAGGCAGTGCCGGCATAAACATTGCTGAAATTAATAACATTGCGGTAGCCGGTGAAAACGCAGCTCAGCAGTATTCGCGATTACAGACTATTGGTTCAGGATATGATTTATGCTTGATTCAAATAGGAGTCAATGACGTTCAGGGACAGACTGACTTCACTAGTTTTGTGAATACAATTAAAGGCATGGTGACATATGCCAAGAATATTGGAGCCCAACCAATAGTCGGAATACCTACTTCATTCTATTCAAAGGCAGAAGCAAACGCCAACGGTCAAAGCGGTGGTCAAAATACCTCACATAATGACAGTGTTCATACATATCGCGCGTTGCTAATCAGGGCTGTAGCGGATGCTGGAGGTCTGTTAAATATGGAGCCAATGAAGGCGTTTGGTGCCATGACTGCCAAGTGGCTAAGCCTTGAACCATATTCGGTAAGCGACAAGATTGTTGTTGATAACATTCACCCCTCTCCTTATGGCTCCTTGATGCTTGCGCAGGGGTGGGCAAGATCGATTATAGGTTACTTATGCCGCCCAGATACAACGACAGATGAAGACAGTGAAACAATGCCCTCAGCCTGGCTGACAAGTGGGTTTGGGTTACTATCAGTCCCAAAAGTTAAGGGTAGGGAGCTATCTGGCCTTATCAGTTTGCATGCCACCAACAATAATGATGGTGCTGTAGCGTTCACATTACCGCCAGCGCTCAGAGTTAAGCAGGTAAGAATGCATACTGTCACTGGAGTTAATGCCTCTGGATTGCCAGTTGGTATATGCAACTTCTATGTTGGTACTGATGGGAAGTGCTATTTCTTCAATCTATCAGCAGGTATTACACAGGTATCTCTGGATGGAATAAAAATTCAGTAGGTATATAGGCGGGGCGAAGCCCCGCTATCTATTCAATCATGGAAAGGTGTTTTATTTTCCATCTCCAGAATAACGGCTCTAAAGTTTTGGTCGTCGTTGTATCCGCCCTTGTTGAACAACACTGTGTTCAGGCAGTCACCTAAGAATGTGCTCCTGATTTTGGCGCCATATCCATTGGTGTGATAAGCAGAATCCATAAAGAACTTTCTACCCAGATTTGATGCACTCGGAGAGCATTTAATTTCCAGCCCCTCGCTTTCGAGAGATCCTTTCAAATGATTAAGACTTTGCATCGTTGTCATGCTATCAGTATCAAAAGAAGGGTTTCGCATGGTCACTGGCCACGTTAGAACCAGCTTACCGTTATGGCTCTCGACAAAATCTTTAATATCTCTAAGAAGTGAAATCGAATAAGAGGATGGCACAGAAATATTTGATGAGTAATTAAACTCACCTTTTTCTATATTGTCAAATACTGTCTTTTGATTTGCCATATAGTTAATACCACCAGATTTATCCATGCTTTTATAGCTATAACCATTATAAGCCCCGTCAGCTATAGCAAATCTTTCCAATACTTTATCTTTGGTGTCAACATATCCTTTATCTGTCTCTCTGAGGCCCTCTATCATTCTTTTAGGTGTGACATTCATTAAGAACTTTACGTACTCATACATAGACAAAGATGAGACATAGTCATGACCCCAGCCGGTCATGTTATTAACAAACCAATCTGTAGGCTTCCCCGTTGCTGAGTAATACTCAAACTCTAAAGGCATAACAACTACGTCACCATCCTTCATGTACTTCTTAATAATATAAAAATGATAGTTCAAGTCTAAGCCAGCATGCGTGGAAAGGTTCACGACAGGAAGTCCAGTCTTAGCCGTCAATGTGTCTCCATTTATTGAGAATAAGCTGTTAGAGCCACTGACCACGATTATTTTTTTAGATTTAATGCTCTCTGCAGCCGCATCTTTAAATTGATATGAATTAACTAACCACCATTCACCAACAACCTGCTTCCCGTCTTGCATTTTAAATACATAAAGGAATGAACCGGCCGCAATTGCGAGTATTGCAAAGAATACTGATAGGCTAAATTTATAGTTCACTTTGCACCCTTCAGAAATTAAAATAGATAAATGAGCCTGGGGCTGCACCGCCAAGCGATGCAATAATTGCCAGGCAAAAACCAACAGCACATAATACAGGTGCGAAAACATTCCATTTCAACCCTCCATTGCGCTCTTTAAGCATGCTCAGGAAAGTGTTTGAATTTGCAGGTAATAAACACGCAGCAATTCCAATGATGCAAATCAAGATCATGTAAATACTGCCTTTAGACGGGTTATATAGGAATGAGTCTGCAAATGGTTGATTATAGATGAAGTTGCTGACTGATCCCCCAAGACCCAAGAACATCTTACCAAGCATGCTTACGGCATCATTTATATTTTCCGTCCTAAAGAATATCCAGGTTATATTTACGTAATTAAATGTCACGAACCAGCCAAGTGCTGTAGGCATGCGCACACCATGCTGAGACCAATAACGGTGAACAACAAGCCCGGCCCCATGCAATGCGCCCCATGCTAAGAAGTTCCATCCCGCTCCATGCCAGAATCCACCAATCAGGAACGTCAGGAATAGGTTGAGGTATGTTCTTGGAACCCCTTTACGGTTACCACCAAGAGGAATGTATACATAGGTTCGAAGCCACGTAGAAAGTGTTATGTGCCAGCGACGCCAAAAGTCTTGAAGATCTGTTGCCTTATAAGGTGAGTTGAAGTTAATAGGTAAAACCACACCAAAAAGAAGGGCAGAACCAATAGCCATATCCGTATAACCGGAAAAATCAAAATACAGCTGCAGGCTATAGGAAAGGCTTGTTACCCATGAGTCTAAAAAACCAAGTGCTGATATACTTGCATAACCCTGATCGGCAATAGCGCCAAAATACGAAGCCACAACAACCTTTTTAAATAATCCTACGCTGAAAATAAAAATTGCAGGAGCAATAAGCCTGCCAAAGTAACTATCCTTTGAATTCAGTTGGTTGGTAATGGTCTCATAATTGGTTATTGGACCAGAAATAAGCTTTGGGAAGAAAAGAATGTAAGAACAATAGTCTAACATCGTAACGTTAGAGACTTGTTTTCTGTATAAGCTCACAGAAAGAGATATTTGTTGGAAAGTATAAAAACTTATGGCTAATGGAGCCACTACATCAAGATGCCCGATATTTAAACCAAAAACACTGTCTAGGTTGGTTGCAAAGAAATTGCAGTATTTGAAGTAGCCTAAGGAAGCGACGTTGAATAATACCGATGCAATAATGTATCGCCTATCCCCTTCAGTTTTGATCATCCTGATTAAAAAGTAGTTGATTGCCATTGATATCAGCAGAAGCGGTACAAACTGATAGGTGAAAAATGAATAAAAGTACAAGCTTGCACAACAGACCCATAATTTTGAAATGGTAATGTTTATTTTTTTTAGTATAAAAAACAACAATACTACTATGGGTAAAAACAAAACAGAATATTCAAATGAGTTGAATAACATCACGGTCTCCAAAAGTATCGTGATTAAATTAATTTAAAATTCACCTGTTAACAAACGACTGTCAGGGGGCGCATATTATGCGTAATAGGTCGATAGAGTTGTTTTGTGCCATCATTTTAAAAGACCATCCCTTTTGATTAATTCATATATTCTATACATTTACAGCATCCCATCAAGTTTTATGACGCAATCTCACTTGATCAATACCCCTGCATGAAATACTGTATATGCATACAGTCATTGTGGGAGGGGAAATCATGCCGCGTAAATATGAGATCGAAATAGCCTTCAAGAATGCCATTACGCATGAGCAGAACGGGCGGCGCACGGTAACAACGGCCGACTTTGTTCGTGAACTGGCGAAGGTGAACTGGTTCTGGAGCCAGAAGCAAGCGAATGAATGGATTGAGTATTACGTCACGACTTTCAAGGACATCTCGACTCAGGAAGGCCAGGCCAGAACATTCATGCTCTTCAATCATAACGGAGGGCTCTGATTATGGGCTTTCCATCTCCAGCCGCCGATTACGTGCAGAAACCGCTCGACCTTAACGATTATCTTGGTGTTACACCAGGCGACACAGTTCTGGTTGATACAAACGAAGGTTACGCGCTACTCAGCAAGACACGAAAGCCGAAGCAGGGTGATACGGTGCTGATTCAGTTCTGTGGGAGTACGCAGTTCGCGAAGATAATGGGAAGGGCATTTATCACTGAGGATGGTGAGGCGATTGAAGGTGATGCTCTTGATGATGTGGTGGTCATAGGGAAGGTGACATTTCAGATCATATCGACGATGCAGGATGACGGGTCAGTAATCTGATGGGGCAAAAGCTAACGGGAACTTCTTCTATATAGAAAGAGGAAACTGAAGCTGAAAATGAACGTGCGTACCAAACTGCGTACCAAATAATGCGCTTCGTTTTCTCAGGCCGCTAATAGCAAGGGATTGCTGGCACTGTTTCATAATCATGAAAGAGGAAGGTCGGTTGTTGCGTTGAATTATCCACGGTTTACTCCCGCCCTTGAGTGCTGTTTAACATACTGTTATTAAACTGAAATCCCACTAAAACTCTCTCCATGTGTCCATCTTCGTTGTCTGATACGGCTGCTGCCATGGTAAACCATTAATAAGGTGCCTGCATCACCCTGCAAAGCATCCAATATCCGCAGGGAATCGTCTGTATTTATATCTTTTTGCAATTTAATCGCGAAAAAAGTCACAAATTCCAGTAAAACGGGCGGCTGAAAATATTGTTACTGAGGATAAATCGTTGAAGATCCGTCTGTTTGCTGTCTG